AAACGGACCTGCTGCCCGTCCGAAACCGTCGCCACGGTGTCCCAAGGCACGGCGATCCCCGCGATGCGGGCAGGGCGATCGGCGTCCCCGGCCTCGGCGGTGATAAGCGTGCTGTCAGCGTTGAACCTGATCATGAATCCTGCTCCACGGTGTCGATTGGCATTTCCGCCGGCATTTCCTGAGTCGGGGTGAAGTCTTCGAGGTACTCGTCGATTGCGAACCGAACGTGACGGCCTCGGGGGAGAACGTCGTCCATCGACAGCCGCTCCTCAATCGCGTGAAGGATCGGGCGGGCACCAAACAGGATCAGATCCTGCCGGGCCTGCTGCGCGTTGGCGTAGGTCATACCCGACTGGTCAATCGCCAGCAGATAGGCGGGAATGTCCATGAGCCGTGACAGCTCCTTGGTCTGGTACTCCCGGCCCTCGACCAGCTGCAGCTTTGACGGGTCGACGTCAAACGATTCGAACGACACCAGCTCGTTCAGTGCGCCAATGGCGTTCGTGCGACGGTTAGCCGCCCAGGCAGCGGCCATCTCGCCCAGCTCCTCACCGCTCATGGGCTCACCGCCCTTCTGCTGCAGGTAGCCGGCGGCAATCTCGTTCGTGGCAAAACGCTCGGCCGACTGGTCAAGCCTCAGTGCGATCTGAATGGCCCGGCGCCCTGAATAGATGATCCCTTGCGATCCAGACAGGAACTGCACCAGCTGAGAAGTGTCCAGGGGGATGCCGTTGAAGTTGACCTTGTCGGCAGGCCCGAACCATTCCGGCGGGGCGTTGTCGGGCGTGTCGCACAGGTTGGCTGGCAGCCACTGGAATGTGGCGGGGTAGCCGGTGGAGTAGCGCGACGTCACCATCCAGAACGCCCGGCCGTACATAATGAGATCGCGGGCGGTCTTGGTCAGGATGAAGTTACGCGTGACCTTGGGATCGGGGCGCGTCATCCACGATTCGCCCTCGACGTAGAGCTCCTCGTATTCCTGCCCGGTCCACTGGAGCGTGTACGACTTCAGGTTCAGCGTTGCCACCACGGTGCTAAGGAGGGAGATTGCCCTAGACACCGTGGGGACGCTGAGCGCGGCATCCTCTGCGGCTCCCACGCTGTAGCCGATGAAGTGCCCCGGCTGTGGAGCCCCGGAAGCTGCGGCCACCGGCGCCGACGCCATGGCGGGTGTTGCCTTCACCTTCTTGAAGAGCTCCATAGGTGAATCGTGCCCCTCATGTATCTGATTTACAAGCGAACGCGGCTAAAGATACGATTTGATACCTATGAACGCCGGCGGGGAAGGTGATGAGCCTTGCCATTGCTGGCACCGGCGCCCATAGGCGCGAACGATGTTACCTGCCGAATGCGATTACAGGCTTCGCCCTGGACTGCGGCCGAGCCACCAGTGAAGCGGCAAAGATCATGCACCTGGCAAGCGTGATCGGCCCCGAACTCTTCTGTGACGACAGGGCATAACCGCGCTGAGTCTTGACGCCCACGGCTCGGTCGACGTGCTCGGCAAGCATTTCCTCGCCGGTGTGAACAATGCGGCCTTCGGTTATCAGCTGCCGGATGGTGCCGGTGTGCGTCGCCAGTTCGGCGTAGCCAACTTGCACTTTCTTTCGTTCAAGCGCCGGCGGGGCAATGTCAAACAGCGACGGGGTAAGCGCCACCTTGTCGCAAGTGGCAGCGGATTCCGTGATTGCCTTCCAACAGCCGGACAGCGAATCCGCGAGGAATTCCACGGTGACACCGATTATGTCGTCGTCCAGGCGCTGCGCCCTTACGCCGCAATACAGCGATTCATCCATCGACGAATCGACGGCCAGTACGCCGCCGGCGGGGATCTGCTCAACCTTTAGCCGGTCGAATGTGCCAGGCGGGAGCCACGACCGCTCCGAGCTGATCCAGACGTTCAACGATGCCCGCAGGAACGCGGCCTTGTCGACCTGCTCGGCCTCGTCGGACAGCACGTCGGGCTCGAGCGTGTAGCCCAACGCCGGGTTGGCCATTTTCCACAGGTCCGGCGAGGTCATGGGGTCGATGCCAGGGGGCACAGACCATTCGGCCATGTAGAGCTTCGTGGTGCGGCCCTCGTCGATCGCCCTTAGCCCTTCCTCGCGCATCTGCAGCATGGCAAGGGAATCCTCGGTGCCGGCGGTTGACCAGCACGACAGCAACGGCGACTTCATCACCCGCTGGGAAGGCAGGGCGCCATTGAGCAGAACGTCGCGGCTGATTGCCCACACTTCGTCGGCAATGACATACGTCGGTGACAGTCCGTGGAATGCCTTGGGTGTTGCGGCCTGCACCAGCCAGCGGGTGCCGTCGGTCATGATCACTTCATTGCGGCCGTAGCTCCACTTCACCTTGGCCCCGAACTTCTTGTCGAGGATTGGCGCAAGGGCCTCAAAGATCTCCACAGCCAGGTCGAGCTGGTGCGCGGTGCTGATCAGCATGATTGGACCGCCCCGACGCTTAGGTTCCTCAGTCAGCGCCCACAGGATCAGGGCCTTCAATGCCATGGTCTTGCCGTTCTGCCTAGCGACCGACACCAAAGACCGCCGGCGGATCAGATTCCCTTCGGCGTCGTGCTCCAACTGGCCGTTGAGTGCATGCAGCTGCCACGGCATCAGGTCAACGCCCAACAATTCCTGCGCGACCTTCGCCACCTGGTGCCCGTAGCTCCCGCCCCCCAATGTCGCAGTTTCCAATCGGGGCGCTATGCCAATGCCCTTGACTGAATCTGTCAGGGCTGGGCTGTCCTCGGCCAGATTTCCCTGCTCCTGCCCGTTTTCGGATACACAGAAAATTGGGGTCGGGGTCAACGTCGATTCGGTTTCAAAAAAAGCCGGCGAATCTTTGACCGCTTTTGACCTTGCAGCGACTTGATTGGCACGACGTTTTGCCAGATGCTCGGCCCCCCGCCTGGCGTTGCACTTCTTGCAGCTGCCTACCCAGTTCGATTCATCAGTGGGGTCAATGCCGGCGTCGACTGGAATGACGTGGTCAACCTCGACTGCCTTGGCACGGCGACACCAATGGCAGGGACCATCCCACTCCTGCAGGAACCTAGACCGCTTGGCCTGGTATCCCCTCGACTTCAGATCCTTGCGGGCTTTAGCCATTGCCTACTTCTTTTAGTCTTTAGTCTTATAGTCCTTACTAATAGCGCCTGACTTTCCGGCGCCGGTTTATCAGGCCCCGGTAAGCGAGTTATCCACAGGCTGGCCCGAGTTATCCACAGGCTCTGCAGTGGGTGTCTCACTATGTGAGACGCTAGGTGGAGTTATCCACAGGGTCAGGCTGGAAGTACCAGGGCGTGGCAGTGACCAGGTAGTGGGACTGCCAGTGCCCGCCGGTGCCCTGATGCTTCTGGAGTTCCATGTAGCCCACAGCGATGAGCTCGCGCAGGGCTGTGCGTATTGCGTCCCTGCCCTCGCCACTGATCAGTGCCAGGCGTGAGCTGCTTATCTCCCAATCGGGCGGCATCGACAGCAGGTAGCAGAGCAGGCCACGCGCACGGTAGGACAGGTGATCGTCACGGATCACACGGTTGGGCAGCACCGTGAAGTCGCGGGTGGGCCTCGGTCCGTGGATGATCACTGCTTTGCCCCCAATCGCTTCTCAATCTCGGGCCAGTCCTTCGGGCGCCAGATGCGCCACTCGCCCCCGCCGTCCCTGATCTTGCGCCCCCACTTGTATTGCTCGTCGCTCACTGCGCCCTTGTCAGTCTTTAGCTCAGCGAACAGCACGCCCCGCTTCTCATGCGCCATGACCAGATCGGGGAAGCCCACGTTGCCAGTGATGGGCGTGAGCCAGCGATCCCCCTGCTTCGCCGGCCGGGTGTGATGGACGTACCAGCCCAGCGTGATTGCCAGCTGCACAATCTGGGACTGGAATGCCGCCTCACTCTGACCGCTTGGCATCCACCTGCTCCTTGGCCAGCTGCTTTGCCCGGTCCTCTTCCTCCTGAATGAGACGCGCCCGCGCCTTTAGGGATGCCTCAATCACCTTGCCCTTTGCCGGGGTTAGTTCGCTGAACGTGGAGACCTTGTGGGTTGCCAGTGCCCCGTTCACTACCTCCTGCCCGTATTCCTCGCACAGGCAGTCGTACAGCTCCTTAGCCGCTGCCTTCTCCCAGTGCGGGGCCTCGTCTGCCGGCGGGTCCACCTGGGCGCGTAGGTGCTCGAGGTTGCGCTCGACTGCGGCAGGCAATGGCTCCTTCTTGCGCGGTGCCTTCTTGCTGGGCTTCTCCTTTGTCCACAGACTGCCCGCCACGCCGCGCCTCATGCCAGCGTTTCGCAGGGCGTCCCCGATCAACTCCTTGATCGCGTCACGCTTGCCGGGGTCCACGGACCCATAGCCCGGGATGGTCGTGCCGCAGATGGTGAGGGTGATCCACATTCCCACGGGCTGTCCCTGACTGTCACGCTCGAGCACCGGCTGGCCGGCGTCGTCGTAACTCATGGGCGCCCACGTCCATTCGGGGTCAATCTCACTGAACGCCCTGGACACCCACACATGGGACAGGTAGCGCAGCTGCATGCCCGCCTTAGGCAGCGTGTCGATCAAGTCCTCGGGTGGCTCCCACCACGCGCTGAGAAGCGATCTCAGGGCTTCCACGCGCTCTGCCCTACTCCCGGGCACCGGCAGTGCCACGACCTCCGCCATTGGCTTCTGATCGCTCATGACGCCCTCCACACCCTGAGCATGCGACGGTGCGCCGTGTACCGCTTTGAGTGCGTGAATCGGCCGGCGAACGTAATCAGGCCCCGGCGGCTGTAGACGTTGAACAATGCGCCCACCCGGTTGGGCTCGATGGGCTCGGCGCCCACGCCCTCCAGCAGCGCCTGCAGGTCGTCAGCGGTGAAGTCCTCGCCCCGGCCGATCAGGTATTCCATGGCGCGGCCAGCGATTTCCTTCCAATCCCTCGGTGCTGCCTGGTCAACCTCGTTCAGCAAAGCGTGGAGCTCGGCAATCGTCATTTGCTGCATCGTTCCCCCTTCGTAATGCGCCCTTCTGCGTGAGCAACATGCAACTCGGCACGCTTTAGGCGCGTGCGCTCAAGCTTGATCCAATGCTTTACCTTCTGCACCGAATACCATGACATTGGAGATTCCAGACTCGCCAATAAGCGATCCAAGTTTCGCCGGTGGAATCTGACCATGTCTTTCCAATAGTCCAGCTCGTCGGACGTCGTGCCTTCCATCGTTCCCCCTGGTTAGTCGTCGTACTCCCAAAGCGTCGACAGGTCTTTACCGAAATGACGGTCAACGCGGTCCTGCTCGAACTGCAGCTCCTGCTGCCATTCGTCGCCTTTCAACCAGTGACGCCAGCCCGGGCACGGGCATGGCGTATCAGGCGGGTGGCACTGGCATGTGCCTGGCGTACTGAGCGTGGCGCGTGGACCGCTGTGAAGCCGGTCAGGATGCCCACAGTGTGGACACTTCATCGTTCTCCCTTCGTCCTGCTGGCGAAACGCTACACCTTCACGCGGATCCACAACCCCAGCCGGACCAACCGCCGGTGATCGGATGCGCTGCGACGGCGATGGCCACATGCTCTTGCCACGTTGCCGGGGACCAATAGCCGGTGGCACGCTTGCCGTAGTCCTGAGTGCGCGAGAACATGCCAAGCGGTCCGCGAAAGCGGCCATTCGGGTACCAGTCCAGACGCTTGCCGGTTTCGCACACGGCCACGCGGTGAGCCTTGTTCCAGTTGTAGTCCCCGACCCGCCGGCGGATCTCAGCCTCGGAAGGCTTCGGGGGCCATGCCATGCGGTCCCGCTTTGCCTGCTTGATGCACTCTGCCTTGGCCTTGCCCTGGTGGGCTTGGCACGGTGCTGCGTTTGCCTCGATCGACCCGACCAGCAGCAATGCTGCGATCAGGAATCCCCAGGCGGCGACTGAACGTCTGATGATGCCTTCTCCCCATTTGCTGAAACGGACTGCCACGACCGCAGCACGCCCAACAGGGCTGTGAGACCTGCGCTAATGGCGGCGAGCGTCACGCTCGGGTTTCCCTCCACGAACGTATCGACGAAAGCGACCATGACCACGACAGCAGAGGTCAGGATTGCGATTG